GGCTGTTCCGGCTGTTCCGGCTGTTCCGGCTGTTCCGGCTGTTCCGGCTGTTCCGGCTGTTCCGGCTGTTCCGGCTGTTCCGGCTGTTCCGGCTGCGCAGAATTATCAACATCCACCAGCCGTGCATAACCTTTTTTTATCAGTTCACGACCGTGCTGCTCCTGCGTCTCCAGTGACTCACCCTCTGCCACGACTACACCGCCAAAGTAAATTGGTTTAACCGCGATAAGCTTCATGGAATTCCCTCGAATATTGCGGCCCGAAGGCCGCACAAAATATTACTGACCGCCAGACGCCGGAACAGTGAATGATCCATAAACAAAGGCTTCTGGACGCTTAACAGCCAGCGCCAGACGCTCTTCGCAACGGATGGTGATCATATTTTTCTCGAAGTCGTCGGCGTTCTCAGTAGAGATGACAACGTTCGTTTCTTCACGGTCAAAAATCTGCGCTCCGGCACTAAATGCCCCAGTCAGGAATTTACCCTGGAATGCCGTAGCTTCTGTCGCAACGACCGGAAGGCCCCAAAGGGTCGGCCCCGTCAGTGCTGCAGGATTTGCCAGGATGTAGCGGCCCAGCGTGTCTTTGGTCAACTCAATTTTCGCCCAGTCAATGAAATGCAGGACGTGACCGGATGCCGGGAAGCGGGCAAGCTGAGCCTGCAACATCGCGAGACGCAGATCGTCAATACCGTTCTGATTCTCTACCTGAAACGCTGCCGCAAATGCTGAAGCCTGCGGAATGATGCCTTCCAGATGAGCGCCGGTACCATCGCCGAACAGAATTTCCTGCTCTTCGACATACTTCAGGCCGAAGCGCATTTCTGCATCGACCTGAGACTGCAGTTGCGAAAAGTCATCGAGGATCTGTTTGGATGCCTTGAAAAGATGCGCAATGGTTCGAACTGGCGTGATTTTTTCTGCAAACTCAATATTGCTGTACGGTTTGGTCGTATTTTCTGCGACCGCCGCTGCGTTATTGGTAAAGCCAGTTTGCTGCACCCAGTAAATGGTATTGGATGCCGTTGTGCCTGGCGCGATCAGATCGCGGATAAACAGACGCTGTTTAGGCGCGGTATCAATACCCGGCAGGCGATCAGGAGCAACAATATTGCCGGGGACATTAGCGGTGAGTAACGCTGCCTTCACCGGAATTGAAATCCGCTGGCTGGCCGCGACGCTGGCGGCAAAGGTTTTCAGTGCTTCAGCAGAAATAACCTGCTGGCCGACAGTTTCAATAACCTGTTTTGCGTTTGCCAGCGGCATCTGTGCAACATGTTGCTCCAGTTCGCCCAGCGCTGCTTTAAGCGTTTTTTCGGCTTCTCTCAATGCATTGAGTTCAGATGCCATTTTGTCCACGGTTTCTTTTGTTTCCGCAGACAATTTGCCGTTCTTCTTCGCCTCAGTCAGCGCCTCTTCCGCTTTGGCATTAAATTTTCCGGTTGCTTCTTCAATGGAGGCGGTGACTTTTTTAAGAATCTCGTTTACATCAGACATAAATGGTCCTTATTTGACTAACGCCGCAAGAGCGCTTTCAAGTGAATTGAGGGTTTCAGGTTTGATATCTTCGGCAGCGCCCGGCGTACCGTCGTTGGTGGTGACAGCGCCAGGCATGCCACCTGATAAGGCTTTAATGAGTTTTCTGCGCTCAGAGCGCGGGGTGTTGGACTTGGCCAGCAATGCATCAAGTTTTCGAAGCGCAGCTGCAGGTGATTCATCGCCGTCGCTGACCGCATCAGCAGAAAGCAGACTGTCTGCCAGTCCCTTCGCCACAGCATCGCTGCCGCCGATATAACTTTCGGCATCCATCAGTTTCTGAACGGCGGAAATATCAAGGCCGGATCGAGCCGCGTAAATATCGGCCATTGCGGTATCGAATGGCTCCAGTGACTGCGCCAGTTCAGCGAAGTCATGACGGTTCCCCATCGCGTACACCCAGCAGTTGTGGATCATCAGGAAGGCACCGCGGCCAATCTGAATATCATCCCCGGCCATCGCAATTATTGAGGCGGCACTGGCGGCAATGCCAAGCACCTTCACCGTTACACGGCCTTCGTATTCGCGGAGAAGGTTATAAATAGCCAGACCTTCGAACATGTCGCCGCCCGGCGAGTTGATATTCACCGTAACGTCGGCACCGTTCATCGCCCGAAGCGCACCGGCAATACGTTTGGCTGTTATCCCTTCGCCCCAGTAGTCCTGACCGATAACATCAAAAACAGAAATGGTGTTATCGTCGGTAGCCGCCGCTTTGATACCACCGTCCCAGCGGTCCAGTGCGGACGGTAATGTTTCACAGGTAACGCGCGCGCAGGGGCGACCCGCCGGCGCTACCGGAAGTTGTTTTTTGCTCATCAGGAAAGTGCTCCTAAGCGGCTTGTTTCAGCGGAGATTGCTCAAAGGAAATGTCGGGGAATACGTGGTTATGCAGCTCTCGCAGAGCCAGCGCCTGAACAGCAGGGTTGCTGCTTTCGAGATTTTTCAGTTGCGTCAGGTTGAGCTGAACGGTGTAAATATCGCCCCCTTCAATCGGCGGCATGTTCTCAAGACGGCGAACGTCATTGCGAGACATCCAGCCATTCTGCAGTGCGCTGGTATAGTAAGCAGCACGACCCGCGCTATCGGCGCGCAGAAGCCCTTCAACGGAGAACTCAGCAAACAAGTCCTCATCACTGTTCAGAAGACAACGCGATATTTCCTGCTCAATATTGACCAGGAGAGGGCGCAGGGTATGAGTCAGGAACAGCATGTTCATCCCTTCAAGACTCGATGCCCAGCTGGATTGTTTCGTTGTATGGCCGACCATAAATGGCGGTACACGAAACCAGCGACAAATTTCCTCAATACTGAATGAACGGCTTTCAAGGAGCTGTGCGGCCTCCGGGTTCATAGTGACATTCTGGTAAGTCAGTTCATTTTCCAGAACCATCAGTTTCCCGGCGTTTTTAGAACCAATAAAAGACTGAAGGTTTTGACGCAATCTTTCTCGCTGTTCCTTATTAAGCGCCGTTTTTGAAGACAGGAACCCAGTACTTTGAAGGCCATTTTCAAAGATTTTCGCCGCGGCTTCATCAACCGACATAGCCGCGCCGAAAACGTCAACCCCGGCCATTGTCGGCATCATCCCGCACACACCATCAATACCAAATCCGCGGATATGCATCATCCGGTCTACTGGAATGATCCGCTTAACGCCATTTTCCGTGTATGTATACTGTAACTTCCCGCTATCGAGTCGCTTTACAACCATATTCTGAGGAAGTAAGGGAACCAGCGATACCAGTTTGCTGCCGATATATAGCTTCTCGACAAATGCATTACCACGCAGGCAAATACTGGCCACAATCATTAACATGAAACGGGAAGGGGTCATTTCCGGGTTAGGACGCCTGCATAATATCTGGTAGGCGGGATTGTTCTGGGCCAGCTTTCGCGATCCATCAGCCTGCCGCTCGTAAATTTTAAGCGGAAGCGTGGAAACTGACTCACTTAAGAGCCTTACGCACGCCCAGACAGCAGAAAGCCGGATAACTTTGTCAGCAGTGACCACTTTTCCGCTACTGCTGGTTCCGAACCATTCCCGCCAGAATTCGCCGGTCGTCAGGCTTATGGGAACACCAAGCCAGTTTAAAAGAGCGCTCTTAACGCGCCCTGGTTGCTGTTTATTCTTAGCCATCAGATACCTACTATGATCGGATCGTCAAAAAAGCCCTCTATATCGCCATCATCAGGCTCAAAACCTTCAGCAGCACCAATTGCCATTGCCGACGCAACCACGCCATCTATTCGACCAGTACTCTTTTTCTTGGCGAATATGCGGTTTTCTTTTTGATCGGCTTCGGTTACGGCGGAAGCAGCGTTCCATCGGAGGCAGGGGTTTGTTTTAATAATGATTACGCCATCATCCAGCATCTGTTCAAAGAGTTCGATGGAATGAGGCATCCACAGTCCAGAATCCTGCGCCTTGTAATATCCCTGTCCGTGAGGAATAAGCGGTACTGACACAGAAGCGTTCTCCAGTTCCGGTTCAAGATATTTGATGCGGTACTGGTCGAAGGCGATCGCCTTGATATCGAACAACATGGAAAGATCAGCAATGCGCTCGGCAACAAATCCATATTTCACCGCCTTTCCGGGAGTGGTATGAATATGGCCTCCCCGTTCCCATGCGTCATAAGGTACGCGGTCTGTTTTCGCTCTATCCAGCAAAGTATCTTTTGGCGTCCAGAACTCCACCAGCAGCTTTCTTTTTTTAGGGAAAAATAGCGCCAGAGACGTAAGGTCGCGAGTTCCTGAAAGGTCCAGGCCGCCATAACATTCTTCTCCCTGCAGCTCCTGCAGGTCAAAGTCCTCTTCGCACCCCATCCACACATCGCTACTCATCCAGGGGTTATCGGCATCCACCCACTGACAGAAGTTTAACCGCCGAACAATGCTTTCCTTCGACGGCATCCCCCGAGCCTGAGTAACCTGCTCACGCAGGTAGCGATCGGTAAAAGTATGACCAAGAGAGGGGTTTGCTTTTTTCCAGCAGGACTCGTCCTTGAATGGGTCTTCTCCTTCGTCCAGGGAGCAAATGAAAGAAAAGAAACTGTCATCCTCAATCGAGCCTTCGGCAACTTTCCGCCCATACTCGTGATAGTCGTAGCAGACGCTGGTTTTGTCGTGGCCGCTGTTAGTGATCATGAAAATCAACGCCTGGCGACGACCTTTCGTCCCGGCGCGCATCATTTCCACAACCTGGTTGTTTTTGTGCTCGTGAATTTCGTCAATCAGAGCACAGTGTGGGCGTGGCCCTGACTGCCCATCATCCGAACTGATAGGCCGGAAAAATGAGCCGGTCTGAAGAAACGCAAGGTTCCACTCTTTCCCGGCGCCGCCTGATTTATTTATTCGCTGCGCTAACGCAGGGGACTGATCCACCATCGCGACAGCATCACGAAAAAGGATCATGGCCTGGTCTTTTTTCGTTGCAGCTGCATATATCTCGGCACGAGGCTCCTTATCTGCTGTTAGACAGTAAAGCCCCACTCCGCCTGCCAGTGGTGATTTGCCGGAACCCTTACCAGATTCAACGTACACCATGCGAAATCTACGATAACCATCCGAGTTCTTCCAGCCGAATATCGACCCTACAATAAAGCACTGCCACGGTAGCAGGTTGAAGGGTTTACCTTCATGCTCACCGCCGTTGAGCTTCAGTACCTTGGCAAAAAAATCGATGGCGCGCTGCGCCGCTGCAACATCCCATACCAACCCACGAGCATGGCAGGATTCCAAATCTTTGAGATGTCGCTTACAGGAATTCCTGATGTCAGGCCCGGCGATTTCTTTGCCGGAGTCTACATCCCGCGCATATTGCGTGGCGGGATCAACCGAAGAACTGGTTGAGCGGGTCTTCTTCTTTTTCTCCACCATCCACTTTCACCTTCGTTCTGGCGGCCGGAGTCAGACCGAATTCAACCAGGTAACTTTTAAAACGTCGATCAGCATCTGCCAACATTGCTACTGCCGGGTTAGCCTTAATCAAAAACCCGCCCTCTGTCTGCACGGTGTAAGTTCGCCCCTCGTCAGCAATAGTCAGGCGAAGCTGCAGAATGTCGGCGTAAATATCGCAGAGTCGTTCGAGCGCCAACGTATCGGCAATGGTTAAAATGCCCATGCCATCCAGCAGTACGGTCAACTTCCCCCACGCCACCTTTCCCCAGTCAGTGAGGTGCTCTGGTGGGCTTGGGATTTCTCGCGCTGGCGATGGTTCTTTGTCGTTGAGTTTGCGTTTGCCCGGGTTGCCGGTAACCACTTTGAGGTGGGTCGGTTTCGGGCGTCGTCCTGCCATCGGAACCTCCCGGAAAAAAACTTTTCATTTCGCGGTTGTGCACAAAAAGGACTGGCGGCGGTCATTTGGGTTCGAGGTCCTGAACTTTTGACCCGCCCCTCCCCATCAGATGAGAACTGATATCATTTGAATGCTAATGATTTCAAATAACAATCAATTTTGAGGTGTATTGATAATGGTTATCACTTAAACCAATGAGAAGCCGGGTCCAGTGGCATCCCGTTTTCATCGCAGCCGATCACGGTGCCACGCTTCTCCATTCGCTGCTTCGTTGAGTCGTGGTGCTGCTTACACAGCCCTTGCCAGTTCTTCCGGCTCCAGAAAAGCTTTTGTGCCTTCGCTATTGCCTGGCTGTCAGCAGAGCGCAGAGCCTCTTTCAGTTTGTGCGGGATGATATGGTCAACCACCGTTGCAGCTGTCACCCTGCCTTGCTCCTGGCACATGACGCATAAGGGGTGCGCACGCAGGAAGATAAGACGCTCTCGGTCCCACTTGCTGCCGTAGATGCGGGGCTCTTTGTTCACGTAATCGCTCCTTGAGCATTATCACAGGCGCTCAACGAGTGCCTGCTGTAATGCCTTAGCTGGCCTGCTCAGCGCCGGTATCAAAAAGCGCCAGCGCCTCGGTCGCTTCCTGGATGGCCTTGCGGGTCTTCGAGACAATCTCACTTTCAGTGAAGACACGATCGAAAGAGTCAGCGAATAGCTCAGCTTTCAGATTGCTATCACCAACCCAGTCAATGGCCAGCTTGGCCGCTGCAGTGTCGTAGTTAACTTTCTTGATGATATCCAGGCGGATTTGCTCGGATGCAGTGATTTCTGACATGTCTTACCTCTGTGCGATGTGGGGAGCATTATCGAAGCCACTCGGTGAATGGCTCCTGTAATGCTTAATCTTCCAGCTGAAGTACGCCGTGCTCTTCTGATTCTGAGTAAGCGATAAGGCCCTCGTAACCAGGCACAGTGCTGCCGTCTTCAGCTTCAAATTCGGGGATGCTGGCCTGAGAGATCGTGTAAGCGGGTTGGCCGTCCTGCTCCGCGAAATCTGCCAGAGCTTTAATTTGCTCTGCGGTAAGAACTAATGGAGTCATGTTTCATCCTTTTGTGGGGATATTGTTGGTCTTATCCCTTGGTGGGGGTAATGTTTGGGCAATTGGCCTGCACTGCTTTGTTGTGCGCCAGAATGTCGCGCTTAGTCTGCTTATCCAGCACGTCGATATCGTGGTCGGTCAGGTAGATGATCCGCACCCAGCTGCACGCTGTATCAACCACCACCGGGGCGGGTAAATCTTTCGCGCAGCTCGCGATCAACATCGTCATCGCCCATACGCTTAACGTCTTCCTGTACATCACTGGCCCCTTTCGTGACTTCAGCACGGCGTTCTGCCGCGGCGACAGTAGCAGCGGCGTTTTCTTCGGTACGCTGCTGTTCGGCTTTGGCTTCCGCCTTACTGGTCCCGCGAGCATGACCAATGCCGAACGCGCCAGCGATAGCGCTCAGGATAACGACCACCAGCCCCGCGATAGCTTCGATTCCCATAATCACACCACCAGCACCGATTTTGCTTTCAGGAAGCGAACTCGCCGGTTATTAATCCCGTTTTGTCCGCCGTTGATAATCTGCGTGACCCGGACAAGATCACCCGGATATTTCAGGCAACCTTTTGAGACATAGAACCATGCTGCACTACGGGCCGCGTAAGAGGACTGCTCCAGTAATTCTGGCTGTACCACCAGATCAACCTGCAGCCCGGCGCTGCAGTCCCGGTAATTAGAAAGTCCGGTTATTTGAATCAGTCCGCGCCCTCGATAAACCCAGCCATCAGTTGCCCTGTTGTTACCCAACCGCTTGCTATAGACAATGTTGGCGATAGCCCGCTGGCGCTCCAGAGGTAACACAGTTTCCGACTGGCTGCGCCCGAGGGAATTGGCCTGTTCCTGCGTTAACCTGCCGTAACGAACAAAATCAGCAAGCCCGGCGATGCTGTAGTTGAAATTCTCCACTACCCTGTTAAACCCGAGGCTTTCATGGCCGCATTGAGCAATGAACATTGCCTGGTCGATAGCGGAAGTGATGCCAAACTCTTTCATCGC